GTGGACTTTTGCGCCGAAGGCATGGACTTGGACACGGGGTTTACCGAGCAAGCCGAAGAACACAAGTCTTTTAACTGGATTATGTTGGATAACGGGCAGTTTGCTTGCCAGCCAAACAACCGCTGCCTGTGGTACGACCAAAGCCTGATACCAGCCGAAACAAAGTTCCCAGATTTCCAAGCAGCTAAGGATATTTACACTGTTGATGGCACACGCAAATGGTCAGCCGGTGATGATTGGTTTTACGATATTAAGGAGAAAACATGAACACTTATGAAGACGATGAGTTTGAGCGCATTGAGATGGAACAGCGCATACGCAATAAAAGCAGCGGCATGGAATGCTGTACCTACGACTGTCTTCAAGGCAGAGACTGTCCCATAAGAAAGCAGACGTTGACAACAGGCATTCCCTTTGTTACGCAAGATGAACTGCAAGAACTTTTAAAAGAAGAAGATGAAGTCCAGACACCACGCGATACGTGACCTGCTACTGGCGTCCGAAGATGGTCTGACAGTCAATGAAATAGCCGAGCATTTTGGCGCAACTGCTGACACTATCTGTAAGACGCTAAAAACCGTTTGCGGCGTGTACATTGACCGTTGGACGGGGCCAACCCGAGGCCAGTATGCTGCGGTCTATGTGTGTGTGGAAACGCCTGAGAATGCTCCGCATCCTTAACCGTAGGGGCGAGTTCCAGTGCGGTCAATTATCAGCTTACTCTTGCGTGGCACAGCACCGGCCACGTTGGGTATGCTGATGTGGGTCCAGCGGTCAAACTCGCGTATCACCTGGTCAAATGGCAGATTAGCGGCAATGATGGCTTTGACAACCTCATCTGGCGTCATGCTGGGAACCCGAAAGTCAGCAGCGCAGCCGATACGATGCTGACTAGAATCTTTGCTGCCCACAGCATCATTGACTTGCTTTGATCGGAAAGCCGAATTGACCATGATGGGCTTGCCTCCAAGTACTGTTTTGACTTGCTCAAGAAATTCTGCAAGGCGTCTGATGTTTGCAAGTTCTGCTTCATTGGGGATATTGTCAAATTCACGATGGTCAGTGTGCGTAAGTTCTGCAAGGGTGAAGTGGGGTGTCATTTTGCTGCCCTAGAAAGCAGATCGGTTTTGGCCTGAGAACCTGCGCTTGAACCAAAGTAATAGGCAATGATGCCAGTCCACGCTGTGCCAAGTGAGCCAAGCATCATCAGAATAGCGGGGTTGCTGCTGTCGATCTGATTGAAGAACATCATGACCATAATGCCAAAGAAGCCGATGGTCACAGCGCCAGCCAGCAATGGCGGCATCATTGAACGGGTAGTAGCTTGCATATCCCTTGCGGATTTTCTGTCTTCAACTTCTAACTTTTCAAAGTTAAGGCCAAGTTCCTGTGCTTGCTTTTGCAGTTCAATTTCAGCAATCTTTATTTGCGCGATCTGTTCTGCCGACAACTTATTGTTGGAAATCATGTCCTGAACTTGTTCAGGCTCGACACCAATAGCTTTGGAGATGGCCGAAACAGCCATACCAGCTAAAGGGCCACCAAGTGCAGTAGCGATAGTAGGGGCAATTTGTTTAAGCCAGTCCATTAAGTTTTCCTTTTAGATTCAATAAACTCAGAGTACACAATCAGACAAAAACCTGCGTCTTTGACTATCCATGTCGGAAAATAAAAATCAATTGGATAGGTGCCAAATTGCAAATAATGCACAGATCGGAATGTCTGCACACCAAGTCCAAGGCACAGCAACAAAAAGCCAATGCGAAATACTTTGTTTTGCTCTTGCCAATGGCGGCTGTGGATGAGAATGAACGAGGCCACCATCGCTATGGCGCTGAAGCCCATCACCAGCAGCAGCCAAAACTCGACCATGATGCGGCTCATTTTTTGTCACCCTTAACGGCATCCTTCAATTCCAATATGTCTTTATCTTCGTACTTCTCAAAAAAATTACGTAAGGCATTTAAAGTAAAGGGACTCAGCGCACCAATGCTTACCCCGACAAAAAGCACAATGTCGGCCTTGGTCTGGTCAACGCCAAGCCAAAGCAATATTGCACCGCCTGCTGTCAAGGCAACCGTAATGGCAATAGCCGTGCTAATCATTGCAGCTGCGATAATGCCTTTGTGCCTGATGAACTTGGGTTGCCACATTACATTCATGATTGAAACGCCAGCCAACGCACCGATTGCCAACAATATTTTGTTGAGCGTGTATTGAGAAAAATCAAACATTAAATTCCTTGGCATGGTGTGAGGTTGATTTGTTGAGTATCCATTATTTTGCTAAAGCGTTTTGGTTTTGTTGGTTGGGGGCTAATTTATTTGGTTGTTCTTGCGTAGTAGCTGCACGGGCTGCAACAGCGCCGCCCATACCCCAAGAAGATGGGTCGGCTAACGCACGGAGTGCTTTATTTTTTTCAGCCGTTGGCAATGTGTTTAACATCTCCAACGCGCTTTTACCTGACACCATACCTTTTTGCAATTCAGCAAACACTTTTTTGTCAAGTCGCTTTTCTAATATGTCTAACGTAAGGTTGGCTGCTGTAGTTGTGCGGCTTAAAAGACTTGGAAATCGCAAACGGAACGAATCTTTGCCAATAATTTCGCCCAATTTTTCTGTACCAGCGGTTGCGGCTTCTTTCATTGTGCCAATACGTTCAATGTTACTAGCCACTTTTTGTAGTGTTGGCATTTTGCTACCCATCTCTTTAAAGATGTCGTAACTGCCTGGGCCAAAAATAGCTTCTACCGCATCTGGGTTGTTGCCTCGAACCAACTTTACATATTCATTTGGCGCGTCTTTAAATAGCCGCGCAGCTTCAGCAGCCATTGCTTTTTGGTCAATGGCCTGCATATTTTGCGAGTATGTTTTTAAGTAGTCTTTCCAACCTGTACCGCCAGCTTTTTCTATGGCGTCATCAATTAGAGGGCGAACTTCCTCAAGCGTTTTGCGCGTTACTTTGGCGCTAATCTTGGGGTCAGTTTGTCCAAGAACTTGCATGATTCGTTCGTTGATGCCTTCTTTGCGAAGGGTGTACAAATCGTGAGCGTCAATAACGCCACCGCCTTTTTGAGTCAAATTGGCAATGTCATCTTTAATAGTTTCTAACACTTTAACAACATTTAAACTAGCGCGAAGTCCAGGCGTAGCAAGTTTTGCGTCAATAGCCGATGTAATGCCGCCCGCATTTAATGGGCGCAGCCCGTAGTCTTCAAGGCTGCCAATCTGACGTTCAATAAAACCAGCTTCGGCGCGGCGTTGTTTGGCAATATTTGCAAACTCATCAGAAGCCGCTTGCCATTGTTCAGATACAAACCGATTGGCACTTTCAACACGCCTGTCGTTTACACCTGAAAATGGTGCTTCTGACATTACTCCGCGAGCGCCTTGAGATCGTTGAACCATTAGCCGTCTAGCGGCATCATTAGCAACATTTGCGCGTTGCAATGCTTCTGTACCGGCATGAACACCAGATACGCCAGGTGCTGGAGTTCCTGCCGCACCAGAAGGTAAGTTTGCAGGCATACCTTCACGCAAAGCATTAACCATTGAGGCTTGACGCTGCGCGGCTTGCGGAGCTAATTGGTTAAGAGTTTGATTGGCTTGATTGGCTGCTTGCAGTTCAACATTACGCATGTCAGCGGTAAACTGATTTAATCGTTTAATTGATTGTTCGTATGCGGCACGGGCTTCAGTGGCGTTGCCGCCTCCAGCGGCGCGTTGCAAAACCGCCAAATCATCATCAAATTGTTTTTTTAGCAAAGTAGACATTTCGTCTGTTTTGCTAGTCATTGCGCCAAGGGCTTGCCAAGCATCTTTTTGAACACCAGAAGCCGCTTGCGCTGCCGTAATATCGGCAGGCGCTGCCGTTAATGCTGCGCGAATAGCACCAATACGGTCGCCTGCAACATCACGTGCAATCTTACCCGCGCCAATTTGCGCCAATTTGCCACTAAAAGCATCAGTCAAAAACCCCGCGCTTTTAGCTAACCCTTTGACAATAGGAGGCGCTACAACAGCTAAACCTGCGCCTATCTCAACGCCGGTACCTATTTCATCTGGATTAGTAAGCGCCGCAGTTGCACCGCCAACTGTACCGCCGCCAACTATCCGAGCGCCAATGTCAGCCGCACGTGTAGTTAGTGGCGCTCCTTTGGTTACCATGCCTGTACTAAAACCTGACGATCTAAGCGCGTTAGCTACTGGCGCTAGTTTTGGCCCAAGCATTGCAACAGGTTTGGCAAGCATGCCGCCTAAAGGTGCGGTTAATGCGGCTTCCATGCCAAGTTCACCAGCACCAGTGGCTGTAGGGTATTCTTGTTTAAATGGCGCTACTCTGCCTTGTGATTCTGCAAGACGCCGTGCAGCGTCTTCTTGTAAAAATTGGCCTGTATCTGTAGCGCCTAACTTTTCCAACCCCATACCAAGCAATCGTTGACCACCAAACATGACGTTACCGCCACCTTTAATAATACCTTCTGACGTAGCCTGAATAGGCGCACCGATGGTTTCAAAAAACCCGCGCTCTTTACGTTGTGCGGGTATTTCAGATGGGGCACTGGCGGCAAACGCAACACTAGAGGATTTTGCCTCTAGTTCAGCCATCCTACGTAAAGCCATTAATTCTTCACGAGCGTCCATAATTATTTCCCAAAGCGTTTACGAAGCTGTGCTAATTCTGCTTCTTCGTCAGGGGTTAAACCGCCAACGCCAGTATTAGTAGCAGCAGGCGAGGCGTTTGGTTGATTACGTTTTGGCAACATGCCGTTGCCTTTAACGTATGCTTTTTCAATGTCGTCAATAATGCGAATTGCAGATTGGTACGATTGTCCGGGATCTGAAATTGACTTCAGCATAGTTTGCAATTCAACGTTTGAGTTGAGTTGTTGCGCGGACATACCCGTAGCGTTTTTAATTGAATTAATTAATCGGGTACGCGCACTGTTAATAACATCACGTTCTACTTGCGCTTCGGTAGCAAACGCTTGACCCGTTAATTGACCTGCTCGCGTAGACGCTAACGCAGATGTAACGTTAGACAACGGGTTGCGCTCTGTGCTTGGAATAGCACGTAAATTATCCAACGTTTGAAACGAAGCTCGCAAATTATCTAAATCGTCTGCAAGTTGTGTTTTACCAGTTTCGGCTTTATTGGTACGCACCGCTGCACCTGGCTCTTTACCGCCCACACCAAGAACGCCAGCCGATCCTACACCGCCACCTTTATAACGCCGTGCATCGACTGTAATCATCTGGTTGGAATTAGTAGGGTCAACAATTTGTGTAATTGTTGGGGCTACAGGTTGCACTGGTTGTGCTGGTGCGCGGCTTGCATTTGCAATTCTAATACGTTGTTTTTCTTCTTCAGGCGACAACATACGTTCTTGACGCTGTGCATCGCGGAATGCTTGATACCCAGCTTGCGTCAGAGGATAACCAAGTCGTTGCATTGTCTGCACATCCGCAGGCTCATTCGGGCCACGCCTTGAATACAACTCAAGTTGATCTTGCAAAATTCTAGCTTCGGACATTGCTTGCGCGGCCATCCGAGGGTTTGTACGCGCAAAGTCTAGCAACTGTCTTATTCGTTGTTGAGTCGGTGCAATTTGATCTGCGTTAGGTTGTGGTGCCAAAGCATTAACTGGCATAGCAGCAGCAGCAGGCGCGGCTAACGCATTAACCGGAGCAGGTTGTTCATTGACTTTAAACACTTCTACCCCAAGGGCGGCGTTGGGTTCATTAACGCGATTAGAACTAACTGCTGGCGCAGGAGCGCCGGTAGGCATAGCGCCGCCGCCACCTAACTTTGCATACGCATCTAAATCTTTGAGTTTTTGCTTACCTTCCAAGGCCATTTGGACATATTGAGGTTTTCCTGTTTTAGCAATTTCATCAAAAAACGCATTAAGGTCACCGTCATGACCCAAACTTTTAAGTTGCGTTTGAAGTTGCATTGCTTCCTCACGGTCGCGCTTAAGCTCCTCAAGTTTAAACCGGCTAGTGTCTTGCGCGATTTGATTGGTTTCTTGCGCCATTCGTTGCTCTTGGCCTTGCTCATAGCCTTGCATAAAGCCACGTGGTCCGGGCCGCGCTAGGGCATTAAAATTTAATTCAGCCATGTTTGTTCCTTAAGGTGCAAAACCAGTTGGGCCTTCGCCAGCATAACCTGATCCGTACCCGCCGCCAAAAGACATGGGGCTTGTAGACATGGGGTTTCCTCCACCACCCGACAAATACTTGCCAAAGGCACTGCCAATGTCTCCGTATGTAGACTCGCGGCTTCGTTGGCCTGAAATCATAGCGTTGCCAGTGGTTACACCTTGTTGATACATTTGTGGACCTGCACCGGCAGCGTAGTTTTGCCCACCAGCAGCCATTGATCCCGCCGCTGTTGGAGCAAACCCAACAACGCCAGCAAGTGCATTACGGCGTAATCCTTGGGTGTCTCTAAAACGGTTGTATGCGTTTGAGTATTCTTGCGAACCCATTTCTTGACCAAATCGAGTAGCAGCTTTAAGAGCGCCACCAGAAATCAAACCACCACGTGCGGCGGCTTGACGATCAAGCCCTTTTTGACCTTCCGACAAACGGAATGCGTAACCTGGGTCGGTAGTAAAGTCACCCATATTAAAGCCGCGCACCAATTCGCCGCCTTGCTCAATGCCTTGAAGATAACCAGGCAACGCATTAACGCCAGCTTCGTAAAACGGTTTCCGTCTTGCAACATCTTCCTCATACATCTGGCGGCGCAACGCAATGTCTTTGTCTGCTGCTGCATTTGCCGCGCTAGACGCCGCATTGCCAGCTTGGTTGCTTTCTATTGCGCCGCCCAATGCTCCACCAATTGCGCCGCCAACACCTGGGAACAATAAATTTCCACCAATTGCACCCAATGCAGATAATAAACCCATAACATTCTCCTTATGTCACCTCGCGCCCAGAGACGCGAATATTGATTGCACTGGCAGTACCAGCAATTGTACTGATGAAGTCGCCAACGCCAAGCACTTGGCCCACCAGTTCAGGGAACGTGTAGACCTCAGACGCTTGCAGGGTCTTGGTCTTGGTAATCAAGTTGGTGTTACCAGCAGAGCCTGCCAATGTAACCAAGTTCACGCTGATCGTAGCTGCTGTGGCAGTGATGTTGGTTGCTGTGAACTTGTCAAGAATTGCGGTAACGCCAGTCGCTGTGTACTGAGTTGTTTGCGAGTTTTCGGCAAACTTTGCGGGTACAAGTACCTTTACTGTTACGGTCATGGTTTACTCCAATAGCAGGTTGTTGTTAGCGGCCTGTTGCATGATGATCCAATTTGTGCCGTCAGACACCATTGTCGCCCAATTTCCTACAACTGCCAAGAGGATTGCGGTGCC